GTATTATTATCAACTATGATGAATTTGTTACCAGCATCTATGATTTGGAGTGCATGAAATCTGATGAAGAAAAACAGGCGTTTTTAGAACTGGGAGAAACTTGGTGGTGGGAAAGTAATCGCAAAATTCCTATCAATATATTTCTTAAAGAAAATATGATCTATTATAGGCCCTACATCAAAACATTTAATAGCAAAGATATAGAAGTTGTATTTGGCCCCACAGTAAATCTAGGCGAAATAGCAGAAAAAAGAATTAAACGTCGATCCATACAACTGGTAAGATCACCTAAGAAATCCCGTAACTGACACGCTCGCAGATTAAATTTAACTGCATAATTATCACGTGGGCATAGCCCACAGCATGACTCTTTTTAAAACTATACCCTTCGTCAGTTTTGGACCAAACTTCATCCTGAACACTATCAAACCCATCACGGGCACACTGATCTACCAAGTGACGTTTGCCCGGTCTTATGAGTGCCAGTACCGTTGCCAACTCTAAAATAGTATTAGGTTTAAGTCTTGCCACTAGATTGTGATAACCATTAATATGGAACAGTTGGTCGCATACTTCTTTCTCATACATCAACTCCCACAGGGGCTCAATACTCAACAGCTTGTTAATATGTTCTTCATTTTTAACACCTTCGTAGGCGCTGACATTTAGGAAATCAATCTTAAAATATCCTCTTTCTTCCGCAGTGGCATAATCTATAGTGGCAAACCCTGTCAAGGGATTTACGGGAATCTCTTGACAATAGACTCCTGTATTGTGTTTCTTTCCATCTGTTAAAATAGCAGGGACGTGCCTAACAATATCAAGTACCTTGTTCCTATCTGGAAAATCTAAATCAATATCAGGCACTGAGCTCTCCGCTTTCTGCTAGTTTCAATACCATACTATATTGTTCTTGTGCTTTCTTAACTGCTGGATATTTTTCAGCGAGATATTTTTCACGTTCCTTCTGTCCCATCATGATTTCAAACAGATTGTAACTACCATCTTTTATCATGCGGTTGAACACACGTTGTTCAAATTCAGCGATGCGATGTAGACTGCTTTCTGGTATGGTTACCGTATATAGGGTTTCGGTGTGATGTTGAATATGATTTTGATCTATATAATTGTAATCAAAATCATCTGTGAAGTATCTAGGCTGTAATCTCATATACCTTGATACACGTTTATTAGTATCTAGGATCGCTACATTGTGCCTCGCCGTCCACTGCTCTAATATTTCTTTTTCTTGTTCAGTCATTCTATTCCCGCTCCTTGGCAAATCTCTTTTACCAGCGCAACATCAGCAGGCACTTGTTTGAACTTTTTTAACCAATAAGGTAAATCTAGTGCTGGCGCAATAATGTCTAACTGTTCATCGTTAAATTTATTTAACAGGTCTTTACCTGATCTACAGTTTAATATTAGCCAAGGAGTTATTTTACCATTGCGTATATCCTGTACTGCTCTATTAAGATTAACATAGTTAAAATAATGGTTAAACTGAGCTCCACTTGTATCTGCCCACTCCATCATATTTTGTATACTTCGTTGTATGGCACTTTCTACTGGTTCAATTTTTATGGTTTCGTAAAGGTATCTGTCATACAGTTCATCTCTCGCCCATTGATCTAACTTAACACCGCTCTTAATAACATAATCAATAAATTTATCAGGATATAAAGGGTTAACGTTATTGATAAAACTCCCAAACTTAACAAAAGCATTATAGTACGGACTCTTACAAAAATCTTCATAAGTCTTATCTTTCTTCGAGTTTTGTGTAAGCCTAAAAAATCTATTAAACGCCATATAACCGGCTTGGACTCGTTTTTCATCTTTTTGCATGGCCCTTCTTTTATTTTCGCACATGTGAGCATAAAGAGTTTTTTCTTGCATAAAACTCTTGCCGCAATGTACACAGTTGTGTGGTTGCTCAACCAATGCTATCACTCATATTCCTTACGTTGTTTCTTATCAAAGCCCATTTTATCAAATAGCTCTTCTTTGTCTTTATTATCCATTAGGCTGGCTAATAGTTTAATATCTTCCATCTTTTTAGCTGGATATATTTCTGCTAACAGTTTTTCAATCTTAACTGCTTTTTCTTTTTTGCCACCTGCAAGATAGGGATGATAGGCGCTGGCACCTGTACCCGTACCAGCAAATAACTTCCATAACAGGGGTTTATGATCTTTGCTTAACGTCCAATGATTTTTATTAACTAACTCGTTAGTCATTTCTAAAAACCATTCCTGTGTATCTCTGTCTCCCTGGACATTTGATACATATCTCATTAGTATGTAGGGACTAAACGCTTTCTTTTCGTCATCCGTTAACTTATCATAAAAATCATAGTTTTTATGATCTACTGCCGATAGTTCACGCTTAATATCAAGTTTTGCTGTCGCCATGGTCTTTAGTTAGGTTGTGTAAGTTGATTAGATTTTGTAATGCGATTTTAACTGATGGAGTCTTTTTTGCATTTTCTTGTATCTCTCTCCAAAGTTGGTAATCATTCAATGGTATTCCTGATAGATCTTTCCACCCACTTGCTGTCAATACCTGCCCTGTCTTGGCATAACTAGGACCAGCACCATACATCACACTACTCATTTTTCATCCTTGCTTAGTTTATACAATATTGCTACTTGCTCTAGAGCTTTTTTTAGTGCAGGAACATCTTCCGCTAATTCTAGTGCTTGAGTATATTGTAAAGGTTCTAGGACATTTTCGCAAGGCCACCATTCGGTTCTATTGTAATGTCCATATACCTTCCCGTCACCGCTTTGCGATTTGGCCCATCCACCATGTTTGCCTCCATCATAGTGGAATATGACCATTTCTATACTGTGCTTTACCAGCATTTGGTGTAATCCACCAACTCGCTTTGTCTGCTGACTTCTTTAACAAAATAGGCACAGAGTGGATTGTCTCCGGCATGTAAAGGAGTGCATAACAGTTGACCTTGACGCATCTTTGGAAAATACCATTTGACGTCTTGATAGACATTTATGATATCAATGTCATGAAACTCTGGTCGAAAACTTCCCAAGGGATTAAAACAGAATGTTCTGAATCCTCGATCATTAAGACTAGTGATTGGCAACACTTCCATTTCGGGCCCTTCTGGATCTCCTACGATAGTACACCAATCTAATGGCATAGTTATTTCGTGTTCGCCTATTTTTAGAACTACTGCTGGTCCTGTAAAACTTTCCAGAAAAATCAGCGGTATGTAAAAATAATCGGGATTACTTGCATCGCTGTTATCTAATACAGCGAATCTCATGTCGTCTTCAATCTCTTCTGGTAAATCGTTGAGATAAAATGTTTTGTTTTCTAATGTTAGTATTTGCATTATTGGTATTTTGTTTTTTCTATCGTATAAGGATAGTGTGCTTCTTTATAAAACTTCTTGCGTTCTGTTAAATGTCTCTTGGCGTATTTTGATGCGGCTGTAAGGTCCCAGATCTGTACAAAGTCCTTATCCTCTGCCTTCCTAATACCTCGCCCAATGCTTTGTATAACACGGACAAAGCTCTTTCCGGGTTCAAGAAGAACCAGATTAAAAATCCTTGGAATATTAATACCCACAGCGGCCACACCATAAGTCGCCACAATAATCTTGTTATCGCTTGTTTTAATTTCATCATATTCTTCTTTCCGATCTTTTGTTTTCACTTCGCCGGAAATGAAGACGCTATCCTCTATACTATTTGTTATTATACGTCCTGATTCTATTCTGTCAACCAACACTAACGTATTTCCATTCTTAGCGATTTCTCGTACGAGGTTGGTTATATAACTCATTCTTTTCTCATCCGTGACAAGATATTTTAATTCTTCAGGATAGCTTCCAAATTCTTTCCACTCACTTGTTTGTACAATATTAACATGACAGTTACTCAATACACCTTTTTCCTGTAGTGTATGTGCCTTAACTTGATTTACGATTTCTCCAATACTGGCCTTGATAGTTTCTACCTCAAAATCCTGTTTTGGAATAGTCCCTGTTAATCCCCAACGTATAGGAGCATTTGCTAGATTATGTGTCATTAACTTTTTTAACACCTCTGCTTTGGCTTGATGCACTTCATCAACCATTACACATTTAACTCCTTCAAGCAGTTCTGCCAGTGTTAAAATTTCTGAATTTTCTGAGGCATTTTTTGAGTTTTTTTCTAAAATATTAAGACTTTGCCAAGTGCAGATAGTGTGTGTTTTGTCAAGATGTTTCCTGTCACCGTAGTAAACCCCTACGTCTAATCCAACATTAATAAAATCTTCTTCAGTTTGTTCAACTAGACTTTTGTTAGGAACAATAGTTACAGTACGACCGTATTTTTCACAAATTTTCGCCAACGTAGCGGTGGTTATGGTCTTACCAAATCCAGTAGCGATCTCTTGTATGCTTTGAGGATTGCGTAAGAAAATGTTTACAACTTCAACTTGATCGTCCCGCAATCTAATCTTTTCGCCAGCATATCGATGGCCTTCTGGCCATGTGGCGTCACCCCAAAAATCCTCAGAAATTTCAGGAAATTCCAGGGTGGGCGTAGTTCGTAGATCTTCTATCTCAATGTAATAGTTACGATTTTCTAACTCTTCAAGTACACGTTCAATCATCGAAAGGTAAGTAGTTCCGCCCAGTCCAAAAAATGGTATACCACCGTCCCATCGACCTAGTTTATAAGCAGGGCGATAGCGTGCTGTAGGATCTTCGTACTTAAATTTCTTAACTAATGCCTTCCTCGTGTCGAGATCTAGATTTTCTATCTTGACATTAACTTCGTCTTTTAAAATAACTTTACAGGTTGCCATCTTATTGTTTTTTTATTTTATAGTTTAACACATTATGATGATTTTTTACAAATGTTCTCATAGTGTGATGGGCGTTACTGGCCCCTAGATTGATGATTGTGCCAATTTTGATTTTTTTAGCTATTAATGGTTTAGGAAACTTTAAACTGGTAAAGTAGATTTTAATATTTTCTGATATAGGATTATTAAGATTGTGTTCCTTGATAAAATCATTTGTATTAGATGATGTAGAGTTGTCAGTTCTAAATAACACACACATTTCTTCATCTTTAAATCCCATTTTTTTCAATTCTTCGTGACTTTTTGTAAGATTGAAATATTCATCGCCGTTGGGTATTATGATCATAGCGACACCGTTATATTTTAGTATATCATCGAACTCAAAAAAGTCTACTGTAGCATTGTTTACTTCTATGCATTTGGAATATGATACAGTCAGTTGATGATTTAAGAATAAGTTTGTCAGTTGAGAAATACTATCGTCTGCTAATGCCAGCGCAATGCTTTCATCCCATACAGATATTCCGTATTTTTTAGATTCAAACAATACTTCTAACAAATCAGTACTAGAAGGCTGAAGAATATTTTTATGTGTGTTGACATAACTAAATTTCCCTTCGTTGAAGGTTACCATAGGAACATATTTTTCAACCTGTTCCTCGATGTCTTTGATTTTATTGGAGAACTCTAAAAACTGTTCATCAAAAATAAATCCTTCTGAAGAAAATGTATTTCTTATCCAAGATATAAAAGGTTCATACAGATTAAAAATCCAACTCTTTGATACTGGTTCCCAATTAATGCCTCTTTTTCCGGGAAGGATTTCATTACTTTGATGTTCGCCACGGAATAGTTTTATTTTGTTTACTAACGCCTCATTGAAAGGAAAAGATACAGAAATCTTTTTAATACCTTTACTATCTGTGATAATTTTTACAGTCTTACTATTATCAATTTTACGTTTACCCATTTTATAAACAGGATTAGTAATATGAGAGGCCATATCTTTGGAAAAGAATAAAGAAATGTCAGAGATATGATTGGTCAGTATCCTTTCTACTACATTTGCCTGTTTTTCTGAAATGGCATATGCCATACCTAGTTGTGAAGATATACTAGATAAAAGTTTGAGGTCATTAGAACTAAAAAAGGTCGCTTGACCCTTTCCAAGACTACCGTAAATGCCTACTAAATGATCAAGTATATCTTCTATGTACATTATAGTGATGCGTCTTCTAATCCCGCGGTCCTAAGTTTGATAATATTTGAAAGCTGCCATTGTTTAATGTCAAGTCCTTTAACAATGCCCAGCCATTGATTTCTCAAAAGAGCAAACTCGTTGATAATTTTTTCCATATCAACAACATCTGCTTCTCCGTCGACATACTTTTCAACATCCCTCGAACTAAGAGCCCGTTGATAGTTTTCTAAATATTTTTTAAAGGTTTTAGACCTCACACGACGCAACTCAATATTGAGATATTCTAAAACAGCTTCAATTTCTTGAAGCTGATTAAAACGATGTTCTACGATTCCTGGTAATATTGAACTAGCTTTCTCTATGTTTCCAGAGATTTTTGTTTCAACTTTTGCTTCAGCTAGTTCTTTATAAAAGTAGTCAATACAACTGGGTAAGTGTGATATGTCTTGGCTAACCTTGGCATACCAATGGGCCATTAATAGTCCTCTTCTTCGTCGTAGTCTTCTTCAGTGTCGTCTTCGATAGAACCTTCTTCAGCCAATGCCTGTTTGATAGCATCATCGAGATGACTATCATAACCTACTAGGCCTTCGAGGATGCTAGTATCAACATCTTTACCTAATAGGTAATCGACGTATTGAGTTGCAGACATGTCTTTGTTTTTCTCAGGAATATATTCTTTGAATGTATCCCATATTTCCATAATTAAAGTTTCATCCATTATGCTTCTTCAGCCTCCTCTTCGACAGTAGTTACTGGATTGACTGAACTTTCATCCCATTGTTGCATGATCAACTTTAGTTTGTCTTCAGTCCAATTTTTACGGAATTCAGCCATTATTTCACCAGTTTCTTTATTGGTGTAGGCTAGTTTGTTTCCTACTTTAGATAATACATTCATCTTCTCAAACATGTCAACCAGCCCACTTGTAGGGCTCATACCAGTCGAATATGGAATCTTGACCTGGACGCTTTCAAAAGGTTTAGCATACCGAGTTTTCATGACTTTACAGGCTGATCTAATGCCTACTACATCACTAATTTTATTACCATCCTCATCCTCTTTGAGTTTGAGTTTTTTCATGGCAACTACGATACTACTCGCATAAACAAATCCTTGACCGCCTGAGATTTTATCATCTGGATCGAACATGTCTTGACTTGCGTATGTGTGATTAGTACAAACTAATCCAACATTATAACTACCGAACATGTTTACACAGTTACGAACAAGTGCTGTCAATGCCTTGGGCTTACGACCCATGTCACCTTTTAAATCACCTGCTTCAAACTGATTAATATCAGTAGGAGTCAACAACATACCCAATGAATCGATGACGAATAAAACTTTTGGACGATCTGTAGAATCCATAGTTTTATATTCATTCATGAACTCATGGATAGTTTTTGCTACATCGTCAATCATCGCCATGTTGAGTTTAAGCAGTTTTTGTTCACCAGTGTCAACACCTAATGCTTTCAACCAATCTTCATCTAAAGCATTTTCGCTGTCAATAAGGATAACAAAAATACCTTGTTCTTGTGCATGACGCACAATATTGCCGGAACAGATATAACTCTTACCTGCTCCACTTTCGCCCGCAAAAACTGTAACCTTACCCAGGGGAACCCCCTTAAAGAAGTCCCCCGAGATAAGATAGTTTAGAGCATAGTTGCCAGTTGAAATCCAATCAGTTGGATCATTGAAACCAATTCC